TCTTACATTATCCTCATAGACAAAACTGATGGCTCTTCTTATACTCGGTGGAAATTGCTGTAATAACAACAACAGTATCTATATTGCAATTGCATATACTGCAATTGCAATATAAAATACTAAATACTATCTATAAACTATCTTTTACAACTAACAAAGGACTCAACATGACCAATCAAAAGAAAGGTAAAGGCAGACCGAAAGGAAGCGGTAACGGTCGTTTACTTGCTCCTAAGAATCTTATAAGTAGGGCTATAAAGGAAAGGAATATAAATAGCCTCCTATGGGCATTCATAACCCTTACGCATAACGAGATAAGAGAGGATGGGAAGCCGTCAACGTTCAGCGGGAGCGACTTACAACACTTTGTTAAATTGCTGCACTTGCGGGAGGTTGAGCGACCAATGACAAATGCCGCAAATGCAGAAATGGCTACACTGCAACTACAGCAATGGCTTGACGCAGACACAGCAAAATGAATCGGTGTATGCTGCAAATGCAAAATCATCGTTAGGCGGTTAGAACGGCTGGGGGTTACTTGAACTATCTAAACTGTGTAAGTCAAACAGCAAATCTCGGTGGCAGTTAGTACATCGCCAGTGTGGAAAGGGAGGGGGTTCACCCGAACTCGCCCCCTCCTCTTTGTACACAAGATGTGCGGTCAAGGCTGTTTGTCGATGTCCGAGAATAGGTGGTGACCAAGTTACAAGAGATATAGCAACGCTGGAGAGTGTGTTATATAAACACGCTCGTAAGCGTTGCGGTCGCCTCACTAGTTCCTGATGCTATCTACTCGAATAACTAAAAGTCTAAGCCCAGTGCGAATGTGATACTCAATCACATTGTAGCACTGGGCTGGTCGACTTACCAAGTACCGTCGTCTGAATCTAGGTATGTATCTAAGCAGTCTGAAAGTTCAATGTTTGTTTGGTCGAATGGTTCGAATCCAGGAATAACTATCTCTAGTGTCTTGTTATCTCCAATGAATGCAAAGAATGTACGTGTGTACGTGTCTTTTACCGCTCCGTATACCTCAAGGTCCATTAACTCTAGGTGTAATCTAGTGTCGTTACTTTCTTGGTTTAAGTATAGTCCAACTGGTGACTTGATGTATACTCTGAATGATGAATCACCCATTGGGTCAACCGTTACTGTGCTATGTCTCATAGCCCTACGTTGTAGGTTGGCTTGTATTTTCTCTGCGAGTTGTGAGTGGGTTAGTTGGTCAGTCATTTTAATCTCCAATGATTAAGGTTAAGCCCGTAGGCAGTGTGTGTATGAACGGGTGAGCATAACTGTGTTATGCTATAGTGACAGAAGCACACAACTACAGAGGGCTAACCGACATTGGGTTACTGACAACTATCCACGGCAACGGTGTGCAATGATATGCTGTGTGTAGATATGTATGCTAACTCCTCTATGCTATCTCCCCTCACTGTCTATTCCCCTGGTAGTTCATCGTAGTAAGAAGTGTAGCAAGGGAGTGGAGTGCGACACGGAAGTGGCGTGCGTAGCGACCCTTGCGGTCGCTTGTGTGTGTATGCGTGTGTGTTGTGTTATGCTAATCTAATAAACTAGTGGCGATAAAAATATGATACATTAATTCATATCTTTTATCGCCACGGTCAACTACTCATTAGGCTGGTCAATGCAACTCACTCAAGTACAATCAATCTTTACTGACCCATTCCAGTTCATTAGTCGCTTAAACATTGTCGATAAGACTGGTAAGGTTGTTAAACTGGTATTGAATGCCGAACAGATAGATATAATCAATGCCTTGCAAGAGGGTAATGACACACTTATTCTTAAGCCTAGACAGATAGGTAGTAGTACTGTTGTATGTGCTTATATGTTCTGGAAAGCATACACAGCAACAACACCATTAACTTGTATCATCTTGTCTTATAAGATTGCTAGTTCTAAGCACTTACTGCATATACACAAGAGATTCTATCAGTATCTTCCTGAGGTGTTGAAGAGACCATTGGATATAGACAATACAACAGAGTTAGCATTCAAGGGTGGTGGTAGGATTGTTGCAGCTGCAGCAACTCAAGCAGGTGGTCTACGTTCTTACACTTGTTCTATGCTACACATATCAGAGTATGCTTTTGCAGAGAATCCAGAAGAGTTAAAGGCAACTGCTATTAGTGCATTGAATGATGGTCAACTAGTGATTGAGAGTACTGCTAACTATTACAATGATGCGTTATGGAAAGAGATACACAAGTGTTTGATAGGTGAGGCTAGTTGGAGATACTTGTTCTTTCCTTGGTTTAAGCATTCAGAGTATACAATGGAAGATATACCAATAGACTTGACTGATACAGAGTTAAAACTACAAGAAGACTTTGGCTTAACATTGGGTCAGTTGTGTTGGCGTAGAGAGAAGGTCAGTAAGTTAGGATGGGAGAAGTTTGTACGAGAGTATCCTTTGACATTGGATGAGGCATATAGGATTAGTGGTAATACGTATTTTAACTATGAAGACTTTGAGAATGTAGATGTAATAACGGTAAGTCCAACAGAATGGGTAACGTTTGAAGAACCTAAGGAAGACGATACATATGCTATTGGAGTAGATGTTAGTGGTGGTGTTGGTAGAGACTATGCAGTTATATTTTGTATAAGTAGAATGACATTACAACCAGTGTGTATCTATAGAAGTAATACGGTAAGTCCGATACAATTAGCAGATTATATATACGATATGAGTGTGACATATAATAATGCATTGACATTGGTAGAGAGTAACAACTATGGACTAGCAACGATTAATGAGTTAAAGCACCAGGGGTTTTATAGGTATTGGTTAGATGCACATACTGGAAAAGATTTCTTAACTACTTCTAGAACAAAACCACTATTATTCGAGAATCTCAAGAAAGGAATACAGACAGGTGCTATTAGAATGATAGACAATGTAACGATGACAGAACTAAGAAGTATAACGGTAGATGAGAAAGGTGTGCTAAAGTTTGGAGAGGATATGGACACTCACTGTGATAGTGCAATGGCAATGGCATTAGCATATTGGTGTTTGAATAGTGTTAAGGTTAAAGAGCGAGCGTATTTACCGGATTGGATAATAGATATGAAAGCAGATAAAATTAGAGATAATGCTGGTGTTAGTCCCAGGTTGCATAGACGGTATTGAAAGTGTATAGTATTGTTGGTGTTGGAGAATAGATATGCGTACGAATGCTGAGATTGTACATTTGATTAGAACTGTGTTGGATGAGCATAATCATTTCTATGACCAACAAAGAGCAGAGTTAAAGCGATACCGAGATGTATATGAGAATCGTTTTTGGCAGTCAGAGTATATGGATGACACGATGATTCGTGTAGAGACTGCTGATTGTTTTGCTTATGTTGAGGGATTCATAGCGTCTTTGTTTTCTAGGAATCCAGCAATAGTTGTTGCTAAAGATAAAAGTATTGCTGAGGGTAATCCTCAGATGGCACAAGAAGTGGTTAATCGTTTTTTGTTTGACAAACGAGAACAGTTAGAGATAGCAAGTAGACTCGCCCTCATTTATCCCTCAAGTTTCTTGAAACTTTCTCCCACTGATAGTACGGATATGCTTGAAAGAGTCTCTATCCGTGCTATTCCGTGTTGGGAGATTATTCGAGATTTAGATGCGTCGAGTTGGGATGAGCAACGGTTTGTGGCACATACTTACTACTTGAGTATACCTGAGGCTAGGGAAAAGTTTGGTCGTAAGAAGTTTACGGCTATACCGAAAGTAGAATACTTTACACCTCAAGATAAGTATACTGGTGTTAGTGAAGATTTGCCGGATGACTATTTGTATATTCAGGTAGTAGAGTTTTACGACCTAGCATACGATAAGTTGTATATGTGGACTCCAAACCATAATGATGGTGAAACATTGTTGGAGAAAGAGCAGATACCGATTCGGACTTATGACGACAAACCGATGAGTAGTATTTGTCCGTTGTATTATTCTCGACGACCTGAGAAACCGATGTTGGGTATGAGTGCTGTATGTCGAGTATATGACCAGTTTTATGAGAAGAACATTCTGCGTACATATTGGGCGAATAGTGTACGAAGAGATTCTCGTCAATATTTGTATAAAGAAGGTGCATTAGATGAAGAGGCATTGGCTAAGATTACTGCCGGTGTAGATGGTGCAATGATTCCGGTAGATGAACCGATACTGGATGGTGTTATACGTAGTGTTGGTGTTGAGCCATTGAGTGGTAACTTTGATAGATATTTGGCGTACATTGAGCAAGATATAAACCGTGGAAGTATTCTTGCTCCATTCAGTCGAGGAGAGGCGACTAAAGCGACAGCAACCGAAGTTACTGCTCTGGCTCAATACTCTGCTAGTGAGATTGGTAAGATGGCTAGGGAACGAGATAATGCGATAGAGTTGTTGGCTTTAACGTATCTCAGAACCATTGCTTTGTTAGCAGAAGACGATGAGACTGCGTTTATTGAACTAGAGGGTTTACCAAAAGTTATTACGGTAACTGACCTAGATGCTAAGTT